GGCAAGTGCAGTCCGTATTAAGCCTGTAAAGGCCCCAGCCTAATATGTATTAGGCAACAGACCCTGGGTTTTTAATACCAGGGACCGAGTCCATCCCACGAAAAACATGGGATGCTGGTTAGCTGAGATCCTTCGAACTCCCCGCGCCAACTTTCGTTGGCTCGAGAAGACTCAAAGGAACCCCAGGCTAGGCTAGCGAGATACGAACCGTCTATGACGGTATTCGTAGCTCTGCGAGGTCTTAGCCGGTATATTCTACCGGTGAAGCCTTGCAAGCCATGCTTAGCACGGGGGGGGCTACTTTCGTCCAAGTCTCGGACGAGCCCTTCGTCACCGTATCCGTTAGGAATACGGGTCTTCCTTGCAATGCTAGATCTAGAAGTTAGATATAGCCATGCGGTGAAGAATCGTCTATCACAATATATGTGGTAGCCGCGACGAGAGGCGTAGCGACGTATAGCGTTAGCCATACGTATGACAGCTGAATGTAGATCGTAATGATCGCCCCTAAAATAGAAGGGACGCACATTCTTTCCACGCCAGATGTCAACCCCGCAGCTTTCGAAGAAGTCACCTGCCAAAAATGACTTCTTCCCGTTCACACTGAAGCCCAGAAACTCCAGTGTCTGTATCAAGAGTGGTGCATCTTTCTGTCTTACAATGATATCATCACCGTAAGCGAGAGAATACGACGAACACGCTTTTGCGAGAGCCCAAAATATTAAGGACTCAAGCTCAAACGTATAGCCGTTACCCATCGAAGAAAACTTCGATAGGCGCACTTCTTGACCATCGACCTCAGCATATTCAGTTCTAGCAACATCTAGAAGAGACGCCCAATCAAACGGGAGCATCAACCAGACGAGTTCAGAACTGACTGTGTCACTCGCGGAGCTCAAATCGATTGTTGCGAGACCCAGTTTCTGGGCACTCTCAGCAGCGACTTGATTGTTCTTTTGAGTATTGAGGTCGAGACCAGCAAAGAGCAATTGACGCCGTAGTAAAGCTCCGATTCCCAACTGAACATAAATATTCAGGTGAGGCTCAATAGCGATACATCGGTCAGTCAAAGCACTCTTTGGAACGGTAGTAACCTTGCTATACGCGCGGACCTCCACGTTGGAGATCGCCTGACCCCATAAGGGCCCGGTTATTGCTCGTAAGTAAGGATACAGACGCGGTGTGACTTGCATACTGCAAGTCATTTTCTTGGAGAGTATAACGTCACGCCCGGTTAGCGACGACGTAGCTCCGGGTCCGAATCGAAAATGCGCTTGAGCATATTCCAGCTTAGCCCTCGTGAGAGGGCCCAACGTATCGGCAATGATCTTCTGTGCCTGCGAAAGGACAGTTGAACATTTACCGGGTGGCATGTTGCCACCTTGCATATACGCTGTGAGGCGGGCGTTTGTTTCAGCACATATCTTTTCAGACTCGAAGAACTTGGCAAGAGCAACCGCCTTCCTATCTATCGCTAGATTAGGAAGTCGGGGGTTCTTCTTCATTGCTTCAGTGACAAGGTAGTCATCCGGAAAACCCGGAAGCATCGTGTCAGGGAAGCTAAGTTGAAGATACTGTTCCCACTCCCCAGCTTCAGCGAGCATATAGCAAGCTAAAGACCGGGGAGAGTTCACACTCTTGCAGATCCTAAGAAAAGCACCTAGCTCGATCCGAAAGATCTGAGCAGAGTTAAGACGAGATCTATAACTCATACGTGACCTACCTCTATCGATCTCTCAGAGCCTGTCCAGTTAGGACTCGGTTTCTGAGACGGTTGATAATGGCGAGGATTACACGCACTTTGCCCTCATCAGACAGCCCGAGTGCACAAACGCACTCGATACTGTGAGACGCGAGCATCATGCTGAATTCCTCGATTCGATCTAGTTCCTCCCCCAACAACCTTTCGGTTGCGGAGGTATTGGCTGGAACTAGTGTCCCCTTGTCCTTCCTACCAGCAAAAACGCTGGTAAGGCTAGAATAGGGGGTCGAGGTCACGGAGGTTGCCAATCAGCAGAGGATCGGCCAAGCCGTTCTTCATGAAGGCAAAGAGGTCTTTTCGATCCTGGTCGGAAGAACCGTCAGGAAGGATAAATTCCAACTTGCCCCGCATGGTGAACGCTACTGAAGTCACCCCATTCACCACA